TGTCTGACGGTTGAGGCCAACCTCGACCAAGGAGCGCGAGCGTTTCGCCAAGACATCGCTCTGACGCTTTTCGATTACGGATGTGCGGCTATCGTTCCCGTGGACACGGATCTTAGTCCGCTTGATACGGGAGGCTACGACATCCAGACTCTTCGCGTTGCGAACATCGTTCAGTGGTTCCCGCGACACGTTCGAGTCAACCTATACAACGTGGATACGGCAACTCGCCAGGAGGTCACTCTCCCGAAGTCGATGGTGGCGATTGTCGAGAACCCGTTGTACTCGATCATGAACGAACCGAACTCAACTCTCCAGCGGCTTCTCCGCAAACTTAGCTTGCTGGACGTTCTCGACGACAAAGTGGCGTGCGGGAAACTGGATCTTCTTCTCCAGTTGCCATACGTCGTCAAGTCGGAGTCGCGGCGTCAACAAGCGATGCAGCGTCGCCAGGACATCGAGTTCCAACTAGCAGGCAGCAAGTACGGCATCGCCTATATCGACGGGACCGAGAAGGTCATGTTGAACTATCAGAATCGCACTGTCGAACCGATTGTGACGGCAATCGTCGAAGCTATGAAACGAAGCTTCTTGACGAAAACCGCTCGAACTCAGGGACAGTCGATTATGTTCTTCCTAGACCCGTTCCGGCTTGTTCCTCTCGGAGACATCGCCGAGATTGCCGACAAGTTCACTAGGAACGAGATCGCGACTGCGAACGAGATTCGCCAGATCGTTGGGCTGAAGCCCCACTCTGATCCGAACGCGGACAAACTTCAGAACAGCAACATGCCTTCGGATCTCAGGGGGGTAGTTCCAAGAGGAGCGACACTCGAGACACCGGGCGTAGCGGATCTATTGTCGCGAACTCGCGACCAAGTTCCGGTGACCCAAGACTCAGGAAGGAACGGTCAAAATGGGAGAAACGGCTAAGCCCGACTTCAGCGGCTGGGCCACGAAAGTCGGTTTGAAGTGCACCGACGGTCGAACGATCATGAAAGGTGCGTTCGAACACCAGGACGGAGTGACCGTCCCTCTGGTTTGGTCGCACAAGCACGACAACCCGGAGAACGTTCTGGGCCACGTGAAGTTGACACACGTCGACGAAGGAGTTCGTTGCGACGCGTTCTTCAACAACACGCCCAGGGCTCAGTCCGCGAAGTCCGCGGTCGATCACAAGGACATCACGTCGCTGTCCATCTGGGCGAACCAACTGATAGAGAAGTCCAAGCAGGTTCTTCACGGAGCCATCAAGGAAGTCAGCTTGGTTCTTGGCGGGGCCAACCCCGGCGCCCTCATCGACTACATCCAGGTACAGCACTCAGACGGCGAGATCACTGAGCTCGAGAACGAGGCCATCATCTACACGGGGTTGGCGTTGATCCATTCCGACGAATCCGACTCGGATTCCGCGGAGAACGAGGGCGACAAGGACGTCTCACAAGAGACAAAGGCCGAGAACGACTCGGTGTCGCGGGACGACGTGAACAAGCTCGTGGACGAGAAGGTGAAGGAGGCTCTCGCCGAGAAGAAGGAAGAAGTTGTCCACGAAGATCACGAAAAGGAAGGGCGGAACATGCCGGATTCTCGCAACGTCTTCGAGACACACGGAGACGGCAAGAAAGAGGAGGTCGAGAAGCACGTTCTCACGCACGATGCCCTTCGCGGGATCGTCGAGGACGCCAAGAGCCAGGGCTCTCTGCGGAAGGCCTACGAGAACTACGTCATCAAGCACGGCATCGAGGACATCGAGGTCCTCTTCCCGGAGGCCCGCACGGTTGGCGGAACTCCCGATCTCGACACCAGGCGTGTCGAGTGGGTCTCTGGTGTTCTCAGCGGCACCAAGAAGCAGCCGTTCGCACGGATCCGGACCCGCTCCGCGGACCTCACGCACGAAGATGCCCGGGCCAAGGGTTACATCAAGGGGAACCTGAAGAAGGAAGAGTTCTTCAAGGTCCAGGCGCGGAAGACGACTCCGGCCACCGTGTACAAGAAGCAGAAGCTGGATCGGGACGACATCGTCGACATCACCGACTACGACGTGGTCGCGTGGCTCAAGGCCGAGATGCGGATGATGCTCGACGAGGAAATCGCTCGCGCGATCCTCATCGGTGACGGCCGCGCCGCCGATGACGAGGACAAGGTCAAGGATCCGGCCGGGTCCACCGAGGGCGAAGGCATCCGCTCCATCCTGCACGACGACGATCTGTACGCCGCGACCATCACGGTCGACGACTCGGCAGATCCGATCGAGACGGTCGACGGAATCGTCGCCGAGCTCCCGCTCTACAAGGGCTCGGGTGCTCCGACGCTGTACACCACTCAGGTGCAGCTCACGAAGTTCATGCTCAAGCGGGATTCCTTCGGGCATCGCGTTTGGCGGACTCCGGCGGAGCTCGCGGCCGAGCTGGGCGTTTCGAACATCGTCACAGTCGAGGCGATGGAGAGCGTGGCGGATCTCATCGGCATCATCGTGAACCTCAGCGACTACTCCGTCGGCACGGACCAGGGCGGAGAGGTCAACTTCTTCGACCAGTTCGACATCGACTACAACCAGTACAAGTACCTGTACGAGACGCGTCTTTCGGGCGCGCTCACCAAGATCCGCTCCGCGCTGGTTCTCATGCGCGCGACTGCGGGCGGCACGCTGGCCACGCCGACGCAGCCGACGTTCGACGGTTCGACCGTCACCATTCCGACCGTCACTGGCGTGACGTACAAGAACGCGGACACGGACGCGACCATCACGGGCACTCAGTCGGTTGCTCCTGGAGCGACGCTGAACGTCAAGGCCGTCCCGTCCTCGGGCTCGTACTACTTCGCCGACAACGTGCACGACGAGTGGCCGTTCGAGAACGAGTCATAAGGTAGGTCCAAAATGGCAAGATTTTTTGGTCGCGTTGGTTACGCAATAGGACCTACTGAATCTGTTCCGGGTGTATGGGTTGAGGGCATTGTTGAGCGCGAGTACTACGGGGACATTCTCCAGAACATTCGCCGTCTCCAAGAAGGACCCAGTGTTAACCCGGATCTCGATGTCCAAAATTCGATCAGCGTCGTGGCCGATGCGTACGCCATGCAGCATTTCTTCGCCATTCGTTACGTCGTGTGGGCGGGGGTTTACTGGACGGTAACATCCGTCGAGGTTCAAAGCCCCCGCCTACTGTTTCGATTGGGAGAGGTGTACAATGGGCCAAAGGCTTGATCTACAGGCTCTCCTCGAGACCATCGTCGATCGCGTGTACTTCCAGCCGCCTTCGAACATCCAGCTGGTGTATCCGTGCATCATCTATAAGCGAGATTTCGCAGACACCAAATTCGCGGACGACATTCCCTATGCGAATAAAACGAGGTACATGGTGACCGTGATCGATCGCGACCCGGACAGCGTTATTCCGCCTAAGGTCGCGGCTCTTCCCATGACCCTCTTCAATCGCTACTACTCCGCGGACGAACTTCACCACGATGTCTACAACGTGTTCTTCTGAGGGAAAGGAAATCGATGGCTGCTCTTACTTGGGACGCGGTCGCCGATCGTCTGTACGAGACAGGCGTGGATCACGGCGTCTACTACCCCCTCGACGAAACGGGGGACTACACGCCGGGTGTCGCATGGAACGGTCTGGAGACGGTGACCGAAACGCCAGCCGGAGCCGAGGCGACCCCGACGTACGCGGACAACATCAAGTACCTGAACTTGATCTCCGCCGAGACGTTCGGCGGCACGATCGAGGCCTACACGTACCCGGACGAGTTCGGTTTGGCGGACGGAACCGCCGAGCCCACGCCGGGCGTACGCGTCGGCCAGCAGAGCCGGAAGACGTTCGGGATGTCCTACCGAACGATTCTGGGCAACGCGGTCGAAGGAAACGACTTCGGCTACAAGATCCACCTGCTCTACGGCCTCACGGCGTCGCCGTCCGAGAAGGCCTACGCGTCGGTGAACGACTCACCCGAGGCGATCTCGTTCAGCTGGGACGTCTCGAGCATTCCGGTCGGCTTCACCGATCCGGATCTCAAGCCGACCTCGGTGATCACGATCGACTCGACGAAGGTCAGTCCGACGGCTCTGGCCACGCTCCTGGACGAGCTCTATGGCACCTCGGCCGATCCGCGGCTCCCGTCGCCGGATGAGGTCGTCGCCATGTTCGAGGGTTCGGTCACTGTGGCCGACCTGGGCACCGCGGCCAATCAGCCGACCTACAACGCTGGTACGCACGTGGTCACTCTGCCGACCGTCACGGGCGTGCAGTGGAAGATCAACGGCGTCAACAAGACCCCGGGCGCACAGCCCGCAATGACGACCGGTCAGACGTCGCACGTCACGGCGCATCCCACCACGGGTTACGTCCTGTCCGGCGACACCGACTGGGACTACGACTACTAAACCCTTCTAGACAGGAGAGATCGGAGAATGCTCACTATCGTAGTCGGCGTAGACGAAGTCTTCGACGAAGAGTCACAAGAATTTGATGAGCGCGGTGGCGTGACTCTCTATCTCGAGCATTCTCTGAT